GCTTAACGCTACAATTGATGTGGTAAAATCGCAGTTAAATTTAGCGGATGATTCATTATTAAACGCTCCAAGCGATAGTATAGGGCTGTTAGTTAATGTTAAAAATAAGTTTGATGATAGTGTATCACCTATTACTGATGTTATTTTATCATATGGTCCTCCTAATATAGTGCCTGTGTCTTTAAAAAACAAAGTAAGCTCAGTTACAAGCAGTGTTGTAAATGAGATGTCTACAAAAAATAGTATTTTAATGAAAGGTAATCTTCTTAATATAGTCAAAACTAGCGATCCTAAGAGTGTAATTACAGATACAACACAATCACACGGGCTTAACCTGATGACTGATTATAATTTTTACCAAACGTTTTATAAGAATATAGAGTCTCTAATTAATGAATTGTTCGCAGAGTTTAGTAACACTAAAGACTACATTACATTCTTTAGCAATATTAATGATAAAATAGGATATAATTGTAGAAACTATACAAACAACAATTTACAGCAAATAACAGATGTTACTTTTGATATGTACATAGAGGAAGCCAATCAAACCTTAGATTTACTAAAAAATAAAATAAAAGATTCAATGAGTAATATGACTATTAAAAATACTCTATCCATAAATCAGAAGTTAATAAACAAACCTACATTAACTACAAAGGATATCAATGATAAATTCACTTATAAGCAGAGAGTATTCAATGTTGTACCTATTTCTAAAGCATCATCTGCACTTACTAACGCTCGAGGAGCTATTCAGAATCTTCAAATACCCAACGCTAACTTATCTAGACTTAATATAGTTGCGCAAAAGACAGGAATTACAGAAATACCGTCTGCTTCACAGTATTTAGGTGATGTAAATAATCTAACTAGCTCTATAACCAACTTAGACGCTGTTAAGCAAGTAGCTAATTTAAATATGCCATTGTCTCTTCCTTCAGTTGACGCAGGCTCATTCCCAGAACTGGCAGCAATCGCTACTAATACTAGTTTTAATAATCCTGATCCCCAAGCTATATTAGCTAAAGTCGAATCAATTAAAAATACTTTATGTGATTTTAAGCTACCAGTTGTAGGGAAGATTGATTTTAATGCGCTAGCTAATGCAGATATTGATTTTGACCCTGAATCACTCGCTAAAAGACTTGAAGCTATGTTACCTAAGATCACATTACCTAAGACAGATGATTTTAAGAAACTGTTTATAAAGCTAAAGCCTAATTTTAATCAAATATGGAAAGATTTCTATGCTAAATACTTTGAATGCAAAAATAACAATAATAATTTAGCTTGATGGTTCTATATCTATTATTTTTGCGTTAGTGTTTGCTGTGTCTATAAGCATTTTAAAGACTTGCTCTCGTGTAGCTAATAATTTGTTATTATTATCAGCTTCTTTTAATTCTTTTTTAGTAGCTATATCCATTTCCTTAGCCTTAATAACAGTTTCATTTCTTTTATCAGTTACAATAATCTTATTAAGCGTCTCAATAGCAGCAGAAGTTGCAGCAATTAAATCAGCAAGTGACCCTACATCTTTACTTTCAGGTGCAGATGATATATAATCTTTAACGTTAGACACTACATCTAAGCTTTCCTCTACTAACTTACCTGCCTTTTCAACAACAAACCGTTCCATATCCTCTTTTTTAAGCGGGTTTGACTCCTTTTTAGCTACTTCTGCCTTTTTATTAGCGTCATTTAGCTGCTCTAGTAGATCACCTACCATTTCGTTAAGTTCTTCGCTCATAATATTATTTATCTACTATTGATTTTTATAAACATGTATTATAATAGATGTATGTATAATGTAACTAAAGATGCAGATCCAAATATACAGTTTCTACCTGTACTAAAATTCGAAAAAACGCATGAGCTAGCTAAATTACCGACTAAAAATCATGAATCCGATACAGGATATGATGTTTATTCAGTCGAAGACACGGTAATACCAGCAAAAAGCAATGCAGTCGTAGGTGTGGGCCTGAAATTCGCTTCAATACCCGAAGGATACTGGGTAAAAGTCGAATCCAGAAGCGGCTTAGGATTTAAACATAGTATTTTAGCACATCCCGGTATTATTGATTGTGGATATCGAGGCGATGCAGGGGTAAAGCTATATAATCTTTCTGATAAAGATTACGAAGTCAAAGCTGGTGATAGAATTGCTCAGTTTGTAGTATATCTTAACTTTTCTATGCCAGTAGAATGGGGTAAATGTGAGAATAGTGAGAGAGGTGAGAAGGGATTTGGCTCTTCAGGTAAATAATGAGTATCGATTTTAGTAACCTATGGGTCGAAAAGTATAGGCCTAGCGCTTTATCTGATTTCACTATATCAGATAAAAATAAAACCGTTATAGAGTCGTATAAATCGCAGAAAGAAATACCTAACCTACTTTTTATTGGCACTCCTGGTATAGGTAAGACGACATTAGCCAAGATTCTTGTTAATGAGGTATTAGAGTGTCAGTACCTATATATTAATGCAAGTGATGAAAACGGAATTGATACAATTAGAACAAAAGTTACAAGTTTTGCGCAAACAAAAAGCATAGATGGTAAGATAAAGGTTATTATTTTAGATGAAACTGACGGTCTTTCTATTGATGCTCAGCGTGCTCTTAGAAATACTATGGAAGAGTTTGCTAAGATTACCCGGTTTATCTTAACTGCTAACTATAAACATAGAGTTATAACAGCATTGCAAAGCAGATGCCAAGGATTTGACCTTACACCTAGCTTAGATGGGGTTGTAAAAAGGTGTGTGCATATTCTTAAGGCGGAAAAAGTTAATATACCTACTGAAGAAAAGCAAAAGTTAATGGAATTTATTAAATCCTTTTACCCGGATTTGCGTAAGTGTATAAACGAATTACAAAAATCTTCAGCAAGCGGTACACTTAAACTTACAGACTCGTTTAACGATGACGTACTAACATTGATATACGAACAAATTAAGAATAAGAATGTTATAGCTCTTCGTAAAGCTTTAATTGAGAGTGAGCAGCAGTTTAATAGTGATTATGTCACACTAATGCGTAATTTGTTTAATTATATAGACAATCAGGACATACAGCTTAATGTTAAAAAGAAGTACTTATTAATCTTAGCCGAGCATTTGTACAGAAGCAGTTTTGTAGTCGATCAAGAAATTAATTGTTATACTTGTTTTATTGCGATGTCTGAAGTTAGCGCTTAGGAAGATATTTATAAGTATAAGATGCGGGGTCTGCTTGACCCTGTACAGGCTGGGAAGGTATTTTTACGTTGGTATTTAAAAGCTCTCTATCACCTTTAGAGAGTTTTTTATCACCTAAATCTGAAAGCATTGTATCTTTAGGAGAGAAGAACGGTACTTCTTCATTTTCACCTTTTAACTTCTTAGGCTTAATATTAACTCTCCTGGCTGGATCGCCTTTCTTAAAAACTTCAGGAACTTCAGGTAGATTAGGATAAGAGCTTATAGGTTTAAGCATTCTAGCTGGAACTGTTACAAAATCCATATACCTACCAGGTGCTATTTCAGATGTAATATCTACATTAAACTCAGTACCATTATAATCAGTGTTACCTGCACCTTGAACAGCAGGTAGAACGCTTTTAATAGATGATACTCTTAAGTTTAAACCACTTTTTGCCATAGATTGTATCTTTTCCTTAGTATTTTCACCTAATCCCTTATACCACGGGTCAGTAAATGCACCTTCTCTGAATACAACTACATCTCCAGCTAATAACCCACCTATTGTGTATCTCTGCATTGCAGATTCATATAATTCGACAAAATTACGCTTCATTTTAAATTATTTATTCTTTATACTATGAATAAAACTGATTTTAAAAGAATAAAAATGATATAAATAATAACGTGGCTACTATTAAAATAGAATCAGTTGCTCAACTAGAGAAATCACAAAGTAGCTTTACTTATACGGATTTAAAGCTAGATCTTGAATTTGACTATACTAAAAATAATGAACTTCTTAAGCGAAAAGAAATTAAAGATATTAAAATAGACTATGACTACGCAGCAATAAGAAATTCAATATTTAATCTGCTAAATACAGTACCTGGCCAGAGAATATTAAACCCATATTTTGGGGTTAACCTTCAAAAATATCTTTTTAATAGAGTTACCGAAATACAAGCCATGAATATCGGAAATGATATAGTTCAAGCTATTTCAAAATTCGAACCTAGAGTAGTTGTACAGAATGTTAATGTTGAGGTGGATGAAGTAAATCAGCAATATAATATTTTATTAACTTTAGGGCTGGTAGGTATTGATACAACTTCTAGCTTTAGACTAGTAGGAACATTAAGTAATTCAGGATTATTCTTTAACTAATATGGCAACATCATTTAACAACTTTGATATAACACCGACGGGGTATGTTGCGTTCGACGCATTAAGTCTCAAGAGCTTAATTAATGCTCGATTAAACAGCAAAAACTTTTTTACTGATCAAAATTTTGAAGGAAGTAATATATCTTCAATTATTGATATTGTAGCTTATGCTTACCATGTATTAATGTTTTATTTGAACCGTACTAGTTCTGAAAGTACTTTTACAACCGCTGAATTGTATGAAAATATTAATAAAATTGTAAAGCTTATAAATTACAATCCTACAGGCTATCAAACAGCAATTCTTTCCTTTTTAGCTACAGCATCAGATAGCCTACCAATAAACATTTACACTATACCTAGGTATTCGTACTTTACCCTTAATGGTGTCAATTATGCTTTTAATAGGGACGTTACTTTTTCGAAAAATCTTTCATCTTCTGAAACTCTAACCGACTTACAAGAAAATAATTTATTATTTCAAGGCATATATAACGAATATCCTGCATATACAGCTACGGGTGAACCTTTTGAGATACTTACCATTACAGTTACTGACCCCAACGGTGCAAATGTAATTATAGACCATTTTAATATAGATGTATATGTAAAAGATAATTCTTTAACAACACCAGTATGGACAAAATGGGAACCGACGCAATCGTTATTCTTAGAAAAATCAAATACACAAAAATTTGAAATAAGATTAAACGAAAACCAAAGATACGAAATTAAATTTGGCAATAATGTAACTGGTAAAAAACTAAATGCTGGTGATACAGTAGCTGTATATTATTTGAGATCTAATGGAACGTCAGGCGAGGTAGGACCTGGGCTTTTAGATAATAATAGATTGTTTTTTTATAATACACCGCAATTTGCTACCATCAAAAGCAATGTTATCCCAGATAACTTAAACTTAATTACTAGCACTCAAGCAAGTTATCTTTCATTTTCGAATATAGACGCTTCAACGCAGTTTGTAGATATTGAATCTGTTAAGGATATTAAGACCAACGCTATTAATTCCTTTAGAAGTCAATACAGGCTTATCACATCAGAAGATTTTACAAGCTATATATCTAAAAACTATAGTAATATTATATCTTCTACAAGAGCTGTTAATAATTGGGATTATATATCAGGCCATTTAAAGTATTATTTTGATCTTGGAGTGGATAAACCTAATTTGCAAAGTAGAGTACTGTTTAATCAAGTAAAGTTTTCGGATTCTTGTAATTTTAATAATGT